AACCACTTTGAGCTTGTACATTTTCTAAGAATGGATTTACAATTCCTAAGAATCTTCTTCGTGTTGCCGCTGTATTTTGTTCAAATACAAGGAATCTTGAAGAACTTGCAACAAACTTCTTAACTCTGATTAATAATCGTCTTACATTGATTCTATCTAATGCTGATGATTTTTTCTGTAATGTTTTCTGTCCAAATACAGTCACCCCTTGTCCAGGGAATGTTGCGATTGGATTAACATTTGAATCATACAATGTGTCTCTTTCACCTTGAGTTAGTTTTCTTTGAGCTTGAATTGCAGTTGTGATTCCACCACGATTCAATCCAGCAGGAGCGAACCACGGGTGAGCAACTCTATCATTGAATGCATATATTCCACCCATTACTACTGATGGTGGCACCCATCTTTGAGTTCCAGCAACTTGTGAATCAGGTACTTTTATCCACGGGTAATACATAGCTGCGAAGTTTGAATCTTTAGCTTCAGCTTGTGTCACAGCATTACTTGGATTTTGATTGTAAACAACTGGATCTACAATTGCGAAACAATCACCTCTATCTTCACAAACATCAATTGCTTTATTTAACACTGTTGAGTGGTTATCATAAACCAATCCAGGAAGTAATAATAAATTAATATCATATTCATCTTGATTTGCTAATAAGTCAAGAGCCTCAGCATATCCTGCTCCACCATCTGCAGTTGTTAAATCAGTTGGTTTAAACCCTTGTGTTTGAGCTGCTATATTTTCATAGAAATTAACAGATTCAGTTTTTATAGTTCCATTTTGATTACCTAATGAATCAAATCCACTAAATCCATCTAAACCACCACCAAATCCACCATTTTCTGAACCACTACCAGGTTGAGGTAATGAACCAGATGCACTTGGGACTCTAACTTTACCATTTTCGTCTAAGTAGTCAATTGTTTTATTAATAGTTTCAACAGTTACGAATCTTGATTTTTGTGGATAATCACCTGTTAATGTAAGATATTTAGTACTTCCATCTGTTCCAACAGTAAATCTTTGGTCACCAACTTGTTTCCCAATATAATTTGTTGTATTTGGGTCAAGAGAAACATTAGTAAATGTTTCAAGATTTTGTTTTCTCTTATGATTATCATTACCAGCTCTAATGCTTAAGGTGAATGTACCTTTATTGTGATTTAAATTAGATACTTCATATCTAATATTATGAATTGAACCACTTCTTAATATGTTGTTTGTTCCAGAGGAAGGTTCAAAGTTATTCATTATTGAACCATCTGCTAATGTTTTTAATACAAATGAAGTACCTGTTGTAGATGAATTAGTACCACCTTGCATTTTCAACAATTGTCCTAAAGTAGTTGACAAATCTGGTCTTACAGCTCTTACGAAATTAGCAGTTGTAGCAACAAGTGGTGAAGTAGCACCTGAACCAGTTGTTATGGTTATATTACCAGCAGTTCCAGCACTTGAAGCAGATAATATTAATGAACCAGGAACAGTACCAGTAGAAGCAGATACTGCAGTATCACCAGCAACAGTAGCTGCATTAATTGCGTCTCTTAAATTTTCAGCTGCTGATTGTGTAGCACTAAACATCGCAGCAGTAGCCGATGGAGAACCAAAGGATACAAATTTTTGTGTTGATGAATTTCTAAGTCCAGCAGATTGTGAAACAAATACAAAATCTACACCACCAAGTCTAAATTCATCTGGACCACCAGCTTGTAAACTACCAGTTGGGTTTAAATCAAATAAAAATGAAGCTGATGCAAATGTTGCTGAAACTACACTTCCTGTGATTGGTATACTAGCAGTAGCTGGTCCAAATGTACCATCCATTACTCTTACTACGGTTAATGTGTCTGAATTTTGTAAATATTGTTCAGCTGCGTGTGATGTTAAGAATTGAAATGAATCTGAACCACTTTTCACAACATCTCCAAATTTCGCTTGGAAATCAGAATATGATGTTACAACGGTTGGGATTCCTGCAGGACCTTTAAGTGTTGGTCCAACGAGTGCAGCTCCAATGTCAGCCACAGCAGCCGGTAAAAACGTCTGGTCTATTTCATCTGTAAATACACCAGGACTTATAATTTTTTCGGCCATTGAATTTCTCCTAAGTTAACTTATTTTTTGAGGTAAACATACTATTTTGCGCATTAGTATTATTCATATATAAATATATGATTAAATTCTCAAACAATGATTTTTTTTTGTTTATTATGATTTATTTTCAGTTGGTGTGAATACACCTGTTTCTGGATTTAAAGAACCTTGTCCGTATTTTTCTGTAATTTCATCAAGGAATTTTTTTTCTTCTGTTTGAATGTTTTTTAAGGTTTCTTCTAATTCAACTTCTTGTTCATCTAATCTAACTTGAGTCATTTTTACTTGACCAAATTGATTTTGAACACTTGCATAACTTCTTTGAATACTTTGAACTCGTTTAAGTTCTTCTTCATTAAATTTTACTTCTTCTGGCATTATAACCTCCATTTGTTAATTAACTATATATAAATATATATAAATTTTGAAAACGAGTAAATTATTTTCCTACTTGTTTATCAGTAGCATCACCTTCCATACCAAAGGTAACTCTTGATGGTGTTGTGAATTTTTTCATATTAGATACTTTATTTGTAATTACTGAATTTAGGTATTCTGGTAATAAATAGGCTTTTGAAGTAACTGTAAATGTTGATTTGATAAATCTCTCACCATCTTGATTCATTTCTGAAGCATCAGATACACTATCAATTGTACATAAGAATTTATTATTAGTTCCATCACCCCAATAAGTATGTGATTGGTCTACAAAAGACTCTACTAATGGATTCATTTGTTCAATAAAGTTTGTCCATAGTACAAATTCATACGTTACATCAGTATAGTTTGGCATTCCAGTTGCTATTACATCATAAACAGGTTGAACTCCTTGTTGAACTGAAAATCTATCATATTGATTATCTTTACTCCATTTATTAGCTCTAACCACATCTATTTGATTACCTTTAACATCATGTGGAAAAGATTGTCCTGATAAATCATTTCTTGAAACCTCTGTTCTTCGTAACATAATTAATGGTAAAATTAATGAATTATTTTTGTCTCTTAATACTCCTCTTTTTCTAACTGCTTTCCATCTCTCTTCATTACCATAATAAACAGGTATTTTAAAAGTTTCGTTAGCTTCTCTAACCATTGGTTTCATTACATTTTTTACATGATTTAACACCGCAGTATCAACATCTTTCAATGTAATGGAAAAATTATCTGAAAAGTTATTACCTGGTACGATGGTAGTTTCTCTATTACCACGAATTGTAGTTCCTTTGGTAGATACTTCATTAGCTCTATTCACTAACTCCTTATTCACTACACTTTTGTTTGTAATCTTATTTACTGCCATTTCGTCTTCTCAGTTTTTTAAGTTTATCTAATTTATTATTCACTTTACCTTTTACTTCTTCTGATTTAATACTACTCATATCAGCTTTACCAATCGCAATCTCTTTTTTAATATCTACTTCAATGGCTTTTACGCCTGTTTGACTTGGTGAATCAAAGTTATCCAACTTGTTCATCAACTTACCCATCATCTGTTCCATTTGTAAATTACCATTTGGTTCAGGTGTATAAGTATGTTTTCTTTCACCATAAACATCTTCATCATCTCTAACATTACCACTTACCTCTTTTTTAATTTGAGGTTTTTCTTGATAATTAGGATTTGAAGTATCAAACTTTGTAATTTTTTTTCCTATGATTTGTTGAACAGCCATTATTGTCCTCGTTTTTTAAATCTTTTAATTTGTGCAGGTGTTCTACCTGTTCTTTCTAATATTTTATTCTTTTTTCTTCTTTCTTGTTTTCTTAATTTAGCTGCTTTGTTTGGCATTATCTTGGCCTTTCTTCTATTTGTAACGATGATAATCTTGAACGATGTGCTGTCGCTACAATGTTATGTTTAAAGTTTGGATGTCCTGCAAATAGTTGTGGTTCTGTTGTTCCATTGATTTCCCAATAATAATCATTCCAATCCACAATGTCACCAATTTCAGGATAAAAATTTAATGAACCACTTGCAAGATTTTCTCTTTGAAAAAACATTTCAATTGATGAATTTAAATCTGCACCAAATTCTTCTTGAACAATTTCTGGTTCATTATAATTAATCAAACAATTAACTCTAAATCCAACATCATAATATTTAGCCGTTGATTCACCATATACATTGTCTTCTGTTCTTTCAACATTCACTTTATAAATATCAACCGATTGTCCAATAATTTCGTCAATCAATTCTTCATTCATTTGATTAATTAAATCAAATTCTTTTTGTGGTATAAAAAATGGTTTTGTTTGAGACATTTAATTATCCTATGTATATTTTCAATGGTGCTTTATTCAATACCTCTTGTTGAGCATTTGCAACTTCTTGTTCTGTAATCGCTTGTTCTTTTTTACTAACAGCTTCTAAGAATAAATTTAATTCTTCTGATAAATTTGCTTTTTCTTCTCTACCCTCAGCTTTTAGAGCTTCACCATCCATAGATACTTCACCATTTGGTAATGGAAGTGATGCATATTTACTTCTAATAATACCAAGTAATTCTTTAGCTAATGCTAATGTGTATTTCCTAATCCAATTTCTACCCATTGAATTTATTTCCGTATAGGTTATAAACTTGTATGGAATATTTGATGGGTCTGATACTTTCTTACTTGTATAATCTTGAGTTACATCTGTTCTATCATTTTTTTTATAATAATGAAAATATATTTTATTACCTGCATCGGCCGCTTCTGGTTTTGGAAATATTCTCATTTTGTTATTTATTAATTCAAATGAATAAGCTGATTTTCTAATTAAATCATTTGTTTCAATAGCATTTGCTCTAGCCAAATCATATGATATTGGTCTTAATATATAAGAAACTGCTGGTGATACATTACCGAATCCAAATGAATCCAATAATTCAATGTTATCATAAGTTCCAGCAAATGGGTCATAGAATTTAGATATAGCAGCTGGACCGTTATTAAACACTCGTTGGACTTCTATTCTATTCACGCCTGTAAGACTTGACTCTAAATTAGCTTCACTTGGTAAATCATATACTTGTTGAGAACCTGTTAAAGTTATTGAACCTGTAAACATTGTAGCATTACCACCAACATTCACAGCTTGTCCATATTGTTCTGCTAAAGTGAATAAAGACATTCCACCATTTGGAGTTTCAGCTTGATGAGAACCTGTAGAACTAAAATTAGAACCAGTAACAGTGTTTCCATAATGTTCCCACATCCAATTCTTTGTATTGTAATGATTGATTTGTTGTGAGTATTCCGATACTGCTTCTTCAAAACAAGCATACATTGAACCTGAACCAAACTCCAATTGCATAACTGGATGTCCAAGTTTTCTAGCTACATATTTACAAACTGTTAAACTATCATTTTGAAATTCTGAATCCGTATCATAAATTCCATGTGGTGTTTGACCTGATGTATAACTACTTGGGTCTTCATATATAAAATTAAATTTTGACATTTACTATTCTCCAAAATTGGGTATTATTCTTCATATATAAATATCAAATAAAACAAAAAAGGGTGAGAAATAAATCCCACCCTTTTAAGTTGTTTATTGTTTTAAGGTTTAGTTATTAAGAAATACCAGTTGCTGAAGTAGCACTTGAAAGTGCTGGTGTAGCAGCTCCAGTATGTCCTATTGCTTCTACAAATACGGCATTTGCAGCTTGATAGAAGAAACTATATCTTGAACCTTCTAATCCACCACATAGTGCAGCGTTATCAGAATCTAAAAGTAATACTTTAGTGTTATTCACAGCTGCATGAATAC